CATCTCCCAGTGATCTGCGGTGATATTATGGCCGATTCGTGTAATCAGGTAAAGTTCCTGGAGTGTTGTATAACCTGTAGCTGCAAACTCAATCTGAATGTTTTGACAAATGTCCACGTTAGCCACAGCACTTATTTGACCATCTCTGCGAATAGCTGGTACGCTAACAGACTTTATAGACTTAGGGGAAGCAGCGTCCGAAACAGTGGAAGCCCAAGCACCTAATCCCGAAATGCCTGTGTTGTCAAACTCGACAACAAAATCCCCAGCTTGTGGACCATAAGACGTCACTGATGAACTATTAGTTGATACTACTGAGACGCCTGTAAGTTCTCTGGTAACTTTTACTTTATTTACGATTGAGTCCGAGTCGTAACTTAGATCTATAGCATCCATGCAGACGTGCGCGGAACTGTTTGAATGAACGTTGCTAATCGTTAGACTACCACTAGACCATGCCTCACCTTGCAGAGAGTTTATGTCTGTTCTAGTCGCATACTGGAGGATACTTGAAAAACGGTTAGACCAACACCATCCTAATTCAGCATCTAAAAATTGGTTTAAAAGTTCGCCTGCAATGATGTCATCCCAGCCATTATCTGACTGAGTAGTTCCAGAACCACCAGAAAGATACTGCGAAATTGACACCCTAGAGTCGATAGCATTTACAGCGGAACTAAGGTTAGCCATACAGTTTTTAAAACTTTTCTGAGTAGTAGTGCCAGTAACTACATAATTTGTCAATCTTGTATTTAATAAAACTTTCATCAAATCATTAGCAGTTATTGTGATATCTAATTTTCTTGTTTGCGTCACATAATTCATAGAGACATTTTGTATGATGCCATTGAAAATAGTTACCCAGTTAGGTGAATCATAATACTGAATCCTAAAGTTTTGATTACTTTTGTAAAGTGGATATGAAAGCAAATCAGTTAACTCGCTTTTAGAAAGCCTTACCGTAGCAGTACTAACGTCAGGTCTAGCAAAGACACCGCTTTCTACAACGATACCCCTATCTATATCCACTTCGTAAACGAAACTTTGTATAGAGTTCCAAGTGCCAGAAGGGTATTCGTATTGGACTCTAAGGTCCGTCTTTATGTCGAAAACCATTAGTTGACCAAATACTTTCGACCTGTTTTCTTTTCATAAATACGGATTTCTTTGATAATGTCCGAAGCTGTAATAACTGCCTTGTTGATGTTAATTTCATAAGTAGCATTACCTGCAAGAGAGGCTTGAGCCTGAGCACCAACACCAACATTGTAAAGATTTTCTTGAAGCCCCAGGAATGTTCCAAGTTTAGATCCAGAGGCTAATAGTCCCTTAGCAACAATGTTTCCTTGAGCGGGCCCCATAGCAATAAGCTCATTTATAGTATTTTCCTTAACACCCTTGTTTCTAAGTTTCTTTAGGTTTTCGGCAAATCCTTTAGCAGCATTAGCGATCCGTCTCATTTTGGCTATAACTATGTCAATGTTAAACACAGAGTTTTCATCTTTACCAAAAGTTCCAAACGCTAAACCAATGGTGTCCCTAAACTTTTCGGCAGTGGATTTCATTTTGCTAATTTCGTTATCAAGAGCACGTCTAATTTCCTTACCCATATCCTCAACCTTTTTAGCAGCAACCGATTTTTTATTTTTATCCGCCAAATATGCTTCATTCAAAGCACCAAGATAAGTCCCATAAGTTTCATAACCTAGAACTAACCAAGCATCAGAGTCTTCTGGAATTGGATTTAAAAATCCATTTTTGTTAGGATCTAGATAATCCCATTCAGGTCCTAAAGGTGCACCGTCCACATAGGTTTGCTGAGCATCAGCTGCGCCCATCCAACTTTCCGCTAACACACCAACAGCAACAGCAACAGCACCTATACCAGTTGAAAGTAGAGCAACTTTTAAAAGTTTTGTTTGAGCCGTTGCAAGCGAAGTTACAAAAGTATAAACCCTGACTGCACCAGCGACTGCACCCCAAGCAAGTTTGACAAAGATTATGGCAGCTAAAACTGCTTTAATGACAACAATGTTGTCAAGTAAAAACTTGGTGGTGTCAACAATAATAGATCCAATAACTTTAAATAAATCTGCAATTTGTTGCAAATTGGATTGACCTTGAGGACTTGCTAAATAGGTTGAAAACTGTTCAATTGCTGGCAGTAAAGTTACTCCAATAGTTTCCTGTAAATCTTGAAAGATAATACCTAAACGCTTATATGGGTCATTCTTAGCTGCAGTAGCGGAAGCATTTGCAAACTTTTCATCAAGCCTTGCCATAACGTCACCAGTAAGAGAGATACCTGGCACCAGTTTCTTTAGAGCTGTGGTTTGTCCTGTAAAGGCCTTGCTCAATGCTGAGGTTACAGTTCCTAAATCTTTTCCAGTTCCAGCACTAACATTCAGAGCAGTATCCAAAAGTTTCTGACCAGCACTCAGAGATCCAGTTGCTAAAACAGTTTTGGCAAGAGCAGGTCTAAGTTCATCATCCAACACCGAAGCTGAAAGTTGAGTTTTCTTAATGTAGGCTTCCGCCGAAGCAATTGTGCCATCAGTAGCCTTGACAGTGTTTCTTAAAGAGTTTGCCAGGAGAGCTTGACTCTTAATATCCTCAGATGCAGCTTTAGCCGAGTCACGCATAAATCCAGCAAGTTTAGCAAAACCTAAACCAAGTCCAACTGCTCCAAGAGTCTTAGACATCTGACCATTTAAAGTCTGAGTTGCTTTAGTTAGTTTCTTGAAATCGTTGACTACAACAGCAGTAGTTTTAGAGAGTTTGTTATTGCCAATAAAGTTGACGACTAAGTTCTGTGCCATTACTGTTTCTCTTTCAACTGGTCTGTAATTACTCTAAACTCTCGCAACGTCATGGACTTAGCCTCAGTGAGACTCAATCCTGCATGGACTACCATGAACGCTACTCTTTCTGCCGAGGACTCGGCAATTACTCTTTTGGGTCGTCAGCACCTAAAAACAAAGCTTGAGCCTCTTTCATAGGAATCTTGCCAGCCTGTTCAATGGTGTAACTAGGGTCTTGACGTTTCTTGATAATAAAGATGATGGCCTTTAGAGCTTTACCTTTAGCCTGACCTGCGTCCATAAGTTGATCTATGGATGTTCCTGTCAAAAGTTCAATGGTTTCAACTTCATCAAGAGTTAGTGTTTCGAAATCAAATTGCGCTGTGGTTGTCATTTATTTACTTCCTGGTAGTTTGTCGATTGCATCTTGCATGAGTTTCTCATAGTTTCGAGTAATCTCCTCTTTAGTGTAGCCCAAAGCATCATGAAAGAATGGTTGCGGTTTGATGCCTCTATAAGTGCCTGGCTTAAGTGTTCCCCTGTGAGCATGAGATACAACAGCCCATCCCCAGTGAATAGGGTTGGCATAAGGTGCACGTTTACCACCAGCCTGAACACTGGCTCCGTATTGAGTCCTCTTAGGTCTCGCAGTCGAAGCCAGTATTCCAGTCCTGACAGGTATCAAAGGTTTAGCAGCTTGAATAAGGATCAACGCAGCTTGATAGCCAGGTTCAGTTAAAACCTCTTTACTAGCACCAAGTTCACGCATAGCCTTAATAGTGAGCCCTAAGCCCTCTACTGATACCATCTCACCTTTTGCAAGGTTAGACATTTTGGTTAGGCAGCAGTCTTTAGTGTTAGACCATAGTAAACAGGTGGAGTTGAGCTTGGTGAGTGAACAGCATTCAGAACAGTCAAACTGACAGAGAACTTCACTACGTCACCGCTGTTTAGGCTTAGTGGAGGCAACTGGTCAAATACGACTGAGCCTGTGTAGTGAGGTTGAGTTGAGCTTGCAGTAACATTTCCATGAGGTGCCACAGTGAATGCAACAGTGGTTCCGTAGTTGGCCCAAAGCAGACGGTAAAGGGAAGCTACGTCGCCTGAGGTTACACCATCAAGTTGCAATTTCCATTCTCCGCCAGGACGAACTTCACAGAATGTCTGAACATCACCAGAGGCATCGCCAAGAGTAAGTTCGACTAGGTTGGCATCACATGAGTAATCGGTTGAACCAATTTTGAATGCGATGTTTGTTGCTTTAATACGGGTTGATGTTGCCATCGGGTTCTCCTTTTAGAGTGTTATGGATAGGTCAAGGTTTAGATCAGAGGCCAGATACTCAGCACTATTAACTGCCAAACGATAGGCAGGATTAACAGATTTTAGAACAGCGTAACCAAGGTCGCCGATAGCGGAAACCGTTTGAGCAATAAGAGCATCAAGAGCCTCAGTGGCCTCCTCATTAGTTGCAGTCATAGCAACCAAAGTTAGAGTCAAACCAAGTCGATACTCAGAACCTACAGTTTCAGGTGTCAGGTAAGGTGAACCCCCAGAGATAATAACGATAGGTGGAACTACACGCTCAGGAACATAGTCCAAAACTTCCAACCCTGCATTTTGCAGAGCCAGTTGTAATTCCGCTTTAGATACGGTTATCTCGTTGGTCACAGTCCAGGTCCCGTGAACGGTAGGAGCATCTCTCTAGCTGCATTCATAGGGTCTTTAGCGATTCTCACCACTGAGCCTAAGTCTGCAAATTGAGCGACACCATTTGGAGCGGAGCGACGGTGGAACAGTTCTGATGCACACGATAAAATCGCACTATCCAGAACGTCAGTAGGAACTCTAGAGGAACCAACAAACTTAGCGACCATCTGATTAGCCGAAGCCAAACAAGAGTCAACAAAGTCTGAGACTTCCTTAGTCCCAACATACGCTCTAAACTGCACCACCGTCACTGCCATGAGCTATTAGGCTCCAGTGTTGATTTTGACGATTGCACCCTCGAATGGAACAGCGATAGCTGCGTATCCATAGACAGAGTAGAAATCAGACAAGGTAGTTGCATCAGTTGTTGATAGACGTGCAGGGTTTCCAGCAGACTCGTATGTGGTCAAAGCCAATGAGTTAGCAACGTAGGAAACCTTGTCAGAGATGGCAGGGTCAACAATGATTGGCAAACCAAAGATTGAACCACGAAGTCCAGGAATGTTTGCAGATCCAATGTTGTTTACACCAGCACCATCCATTAGAACTACTGGGCGACCAGCAGAGTCAACAATTGAGACTAGACGCTTGTAAGCAGTTACACCAGCAACAATGAACTCAGGTGATAGACCTGTGTTTGTGTAGATGTATGAAGCTGCATCAGCAAGAGCACCAGCAACAGCAGTTGCAGTAAGAGCAGATGCGTCTACAACCTTTGAACCAGAGAATGTTAGAGCTGCGATAGCTGCAACAAAGTCAGTGTTCATTTTCTTGGCATAAGCCAAAGACATCGCCTGGAATGCTACATCAAGGTAGTTTACAGTCGAACGCTCAACAGCTTGCTTGCTCAATTTCACATAACCGCCGTAAGTGTTTACTGAAACTGAAACAGTGCTTAGAGAAATGTCACCATTAGATAGAGCTGCGTTTTCTGCAGACTGCTTACCAATAGCAACAGTGTTGGTGTTAATCTTTGCGTATTCAACGCTTAGACCAGTCGCAGGTAGAGCACTCATGCTGAAAGCAGCAAGTGTTGGACGACCTGAGTTGATTAGGCTATTTACAAAGCCCACGAATGCAGGACGTAATGCAACGTCTGCAGATGTAGCTGCACGGAACAAGTCAACAGCATCGCTGTCACCTGATACAAGTGCTTTTGCGTATTCACCCTGAGAGCGGAACTTGCCCTCGGTTGAAACGCTGATTGCTGGAGTCTTTACCAATTCAAGTTCTCTGCGGATTTCAGCCACTTCGTCTTGAACAGCACGGAC